TGGACAAAACGAAGCATGGATATTATGACGATTATGGACTTTACGAAAGTTGGGGCGAATGTATTAGAAGATTGGGATGATATTAAGTCCGAAATCAATGATTTGATAAGTCATGGAATTCCACGCATGAGGGAAACTCAATTATGGGATGGTACAGGTGATGCTCCACAACTGAAAGGGATTTCGCATGAGGATTACGCTCAAACATTTGCGAAGCCTGACAATTATGACATGGTTCCACAGGCTAATGATACTGATGTTCTTATGGCTGCTATTCTCCAGGTGAATAATGGTGATACATCCGATACCAATAAGAAGGGATTTAATCCTAGCCTGGCAATGGTTAATCCTGGCACGATTACCAATATACAATCAGTTAAAAAGGCTGATGGAACTTATATCATACCTCCATTCATGGGTGCAAATGGTTTATCAATTGGTGGAGTTCGCTTAATTCCAAATCTTGACCTGGATGCCGATGAATTTCTTGTTGGTGACTTTAGCATGGCAAAGGCTTATATGAAGCGGAATATGAGAATTTCGTTCCATTATGAGAATGAGGACGATGTTCTGAGTGATCTGGTACTTGTTATGGCAAGCATGAGGTTGGCAGGGGTGAAAATTACTGCCTCTCAGAAATATGCCTTTGTAAAAGGTACATTTGCAGCCGGAAAAGCAGCGATTGAAGAAATTGTTGGATAAACCCTGGGGGTTAAAATAACCCCCTTTGTAAATTATTAATTTTAAATATAGAAAGGAATAAAAAAATGAAAAAGTTAATTATATTTTTGGGATTAATCCTGATGAGTGCGGCAATATTCGCACAGCATGAAACTGGGGACACGGTCGATTCAAAGACTCTGAGACAAGGTGTAACATTTTACGAATATACCGGGGCGGATAAAGATACGGTTGGAACTGACCTTGACACATTGTATTTTGAAGTGCTGACTAATAAGAATTGTCCTCTCAGTGTTAATGCAAGAGTTGAAGCTACCAAAGTATCTACGACTGAGCAATTCGGTATGATCCTCGAAGGAAAAATTTTTAAAAATGGGACATACGTAAAAATTGATTCAATTAATAGTGGAACTGCAGCAGGAGCCAAAGGGTTTGAACTTAATGAGCAGGTAATTTCATTAAGTGATACTTCTGGGGTAGCCACTCAATTAAGTGGTACAGCCGATAACTTTTATAGGTATTTCAGGATTGTTATAGGAACTGATGATGATTGTACGATTGCGGATAGATTTGCTATTAATGCCATTTTGTGGAAATTCTACGAACGATAGTAACTAGATTGTAATAATGCAGGCCGTGTAATACGGCTTGCATATTTACAGTCATAAAAAAAATACTGATATGAAGCATGTTGAAGTTGTATTAAAAACCGGAAAGACTATTTCTGTTATGCATGATGAAGTGGATGGCTTGAAAAAAGCCGGGTTATTGAAGACAGAGAAAGCCAAAGAAAAAGAAGAAAAGGTAAAGGCTAAAACCAAAGAAGAAAAAGGAGCAGGAGTTATCACGAAAGCTAACTTTAAGAAATAGTTATGCAGACCAGGATCAAAACAGACCTCACTACCGAGCCTCTGACTTTAGCTGTTATGAAACACTTCTTAAAGTACGAGGAAGGTGAAGCTGACGCAGAAGCTCTGACAGCAGAGGAAAGTCTTATAAATGCAATGATTAGTTCAGTACGTACCATTCTGGAAAAGCGAACTGAACTTGTTTTTGCTGAAAAGGTGATTGAAATTCTGTTTGACCCTGATGACTATCCTTTTGTTATTCCTGTCAGTCCTATTATTTCGGTTGATAAGGTTATTACTATTGATTACACTGGAACGGAAAGCGATCCATTGGTTCTCAATACTGGATATTATAAGTCAGGAATGTATGAAATTGAGTTGATTGTCCCGGGAATGATAAAGAACAGTAAATTAAAAGCAACAGTTACGGTAGGATATGGACACGCGGATACAGAAATATTGCCGGTAGCTTTGATGGATGCAATGAAAACGCAGGTTTTTCAATGGTATCAAAACAGGGATGACTTTATGGAAGGCAATGTTCTGGGATTAATTGACAAGGTCGTAATGCTTTTTAAAAGGGAATTTGTGTAATGAGAGCCACGAAATACGATAAGACGATAACTATTCAGCAAAGAACAAAGGTTGAAACCGAGTTAAAGGGATGGAAAAACACCTGGGCAAACCTTTATACGAGCTGGGCAAGTGTCCTGCCAATGTCGGGAGCAAAAGGGGTGGATTTTTCAAGAATGGGATTCATTGAAAGCTATGAGGTTGAAATGCGGAAACGTGCTGTAAACGTTGATGGTGATTGTAGGATTGTTTATGCAGGGAAAGTGTTTCAGATCAATAGTATTAAGATTCATGATGTTGTTAATTTAGATATTGCAAGGAAATGATTCAACTGACATTAGATACACGGGAATTTGATAGGGACTTGGCTAAGTTTGCTAAAAAAAATCACAATGATTTTAAGAAGGCAGTAAGCACGGCCACAATGAGGATGCATTTTCTGGCAGTTAATAGAGCAGCTAAGAAAACTGGTAATATGGCGAGAATGATAAGAATGCTTATAATCGGAAAAGGATTTACCGGGGACGTGATTAGTCAGGCGAATTACAGTAATGATGTGGAGAATGGAACGAAACCTCACACAATTACAGTGAAAAACAAAAAGGTGTTGGCTGGTCCTGCAAGGAAGGCTCCAAGTGGATGGACAAATATCAGTGGTGACTATGCTATTTATGGAAAATCAGTAAAGCACCCCGGTACGAAGGCGCAACCGTTTATGATGCCGGCATTCATGGCAGCGAAAAGGAAACTTTACAGGTTAATAGAACAGGCATTATGAAAGACCCGACAAATGCAATATTGAAAGCGTATGTAGATGTGTTGAAGGATTCTATTGTTTATGATGGGAATACGATTTATGCCGGAACAGCAATCCCGCAACGTGAAACAGAATGGGTTTATATTTATATCGAAAGCATGGAGAACATTAAAACGGAAGGAAAATCGTTATTTAATGCCTTAGTTGCATTACAGGTCGTTTCCATGCAGGATATACTAGAAAGTGATGACATGGTCGTTAATGATATATGTGAGCAAGTCATTGAATTGATAGACGATAAAGATGCCTTCACATTAAATGGTTTTGATTTGGCAGATTTGATGCCAATGAATTTTGATAGAGATGAGCAGACTACTGAATCTAATCATATAATTACAAGAAAAATACAAGTATCTAATTACATTCAATAATTAATTATTTAAAGAAAGGAAAATATTATGAGTTACAAACCAGGTTACAAAATTGTGTTGCAATTTGACGCAGCGGTATTGTGCGGGTTCCGAAATACCAATATGGACGCAGATGCCGATATGGCAGAATCCACAACCGGCGAAAGTACGAATCAATGGAAAGAATACGTTCCTATGTATAAGGGGATGACTTTTAGCGTAGATGGGTTGTATAACCCTGACACGGAACTTCAATCAGTTTTAGACTGCCTTACTTTGCTGAAAAACGGAACTAAATTCACAGCCGTTTATGGCGGAATTGAAGGCGGTGACGAATATGAGACAGCCGATGCCTACATAACTCATGTTGGCAAAACAGGTTCTTACGATGACTTAAGCGGATATACTATTGATGTTCAAGTTACCGGTGAGCCAACATCCGGTGTAGTTGGGACAACAACTACAACAACAACTACTGGATAATCAATGAAGTGGCGTGTCAAAATAAAGCTGAAATTCAGGCGTTGGCCTAGGTTCCTGGGATGGAAATACAGGAAAGTTGGGTTTTGGTTCGAGTGGAAAGCGTGGCTTATTGCCTATGAATTGCACGAAACCGACCCGGTAGGGTTTATAAAGCTGCCTATTGATGACCAGATGACCGCCTTAATTTATGGCGGGGCTGTCTGGCATTGTGTTAAGACAGGTAAAAAACAGTTCTTTGACTATCCTGACATGAAAGAAGCATTAAACCAGGCTAGCAAGTTGGAGAATAGCACTATTTGCACGGCCATTGGTGAAGCACAATTCCCGGACTGGATGAAGAAAATTGTTAAAGAGAAAGTAGAAAAGGACGGTAAAAAAAAAAGCAAGAAGAAAGGGACTTAACAGTTGAAGAGATTTACAGGATTGCTTTAATTGACCTGGGATTGACAGAAGATCAGTTCTTTTCTATGACACCCGCCCAGACTGTTTTAATGCAAATGCGAATAAAGGAAAAGGATGAGGTTTTATGGATGCATACCCGGAGAATAGTTTGCGAAGTACACAACTCTTCAATGGGAACAAAAAAAACATTAAAATTACAGGATGTCATCAAGTTGAGAACGGATAAAGCGAGCGAGTATAGTTGGACGAAAGAAGAGGCAGATAAGACGTTAAAAGCATGGAATATAAAGTTAAATTAATTAGTTAATTATGAAGCTGGTAGGTTCTCTACGCGCAAGGTTGGGTTTGGATAAAAAGCCCTTCGACAAAGGACTGAAAGGCGCCAAGTCAGGTGCCAAAAAATTTGGTAGCGCTGTCAAAAAAATAGGCGCTATCATTGGTGCCGCCTTCGCTATTAAGATCATTGCACGTTGGGGTAAGGCTGCATTAAATGCATATAGAGAACAAAGGTCGGCAGAATTAAAGCTTGCAACTATTATGCGTGACCGCATGAAACTTGGAGAAGAAGCATTCAGGAGAATAGTAAAACAAACCGGTGAATATCAAAAACAGGGTGTGATCGGTGATGAAATACAACTTGCAGGCGCCCAACAACTCGCAACATTCGTAAAACAAGAAAAGGCATTATCAAATCTGATTCCTGCAATGAACAATTTACTTGCTCAACAAAAAGGATATAACGCACAGGCCGGGGACGCCGTGAATATTGCCAACATGATGGGACGTGTACTGACTGGACAAGTGAGCGCATTGTCAAGAGTAGGTATTTCTTTTAGTGATGTTCAGGAAAAGATATTAAAAACCGGGAATGAGTTAGAAGTTACCGCTACCCTATCGGAAGTGATTGCAGACAATGTCGGTAATATGAACCAGGAGCTCGCTAAAACCGACTTGGGTAAAATCCAGTCCTGGAATATGTTCTGGGGCGACATGAAAGAAAAACTCGGTAAAGCCATTGTTCCGTATCTGGCAGATATTGCAACCTGGGCAAAGAAAAGCGTTCCTAAAATAACGGATGCAATTGTTGACATTATTAATATGTTCATTGAATGGAGAAACAAGAATGTTGCAATAAGACTATCTCATAAGATCACGTTTGCATATATCAAAACTGGATTATTACAGATTCAAATAGCATGGGAAAAATTAACCAGTGCAATAGCATTTTTGCAAGGAGCTATGGTATTGGCTTCTAAAGCGAAGTTCGGGAAGATTGGCGATTTATGGAAAGTAACTCAGGATGACATCAGTGAAAACACAAAAGAAAATAAGG